GAAGCCAAAGAAAAAAATAGAATCGCAGCAAGCGGAAAAAATAACGCTTTCTACGGTAAAGAAAGACCGGATCACAGTCTAAAAATGCAAGGAGATAAAAATCCTTGTTTTGGTAGAGTTGGAGATAAAAATCCAGCATTCGGAAAACCTGGATATTGGAAAGACAAAATTGGAAATAGAGCAAAACAAGTTACGTACGAGGGAAAACAATTTGAATCACAAACGGCTTTAGCAAAATACTTAAATAAATCTAAAGCCTACGTAACAAAAATATTAAAAAGAACAATTAAATTATAAATACCATGCCAGGTCTGGATCCAAATGAAATTATGTTTACGTCGTTCGAACCCACAGTTTCTAACAGGTTCGTAATGTACATAGACGGCATTCCTTCATATATGATCAAAAAAGCTGACGCTCCAGGCGTTACTTTAGATGCGATCAAATTAGACCATATCAACGTTTACCGTAAGTTAAAAGGTAGAGCTGAGTGGAGAGATATGAGTTTGTCATTGTACAACCCAATTTCTCCTTCAGGCCAACAAGCTGTAATGGAGTGGGTGAGATTACACCACGAATCAGTAACAGGAAGAGACGGTTACTCTGATTTTTACAAGAAAGATTTGAACCTATCTATCATCGGACCAGTTGGCGACGTTGTAAGCGAGTGGATCATCAAAGGCGCTTTCATCAAAGAAGCAACTTTTGGTACCTATGATTGGTCTACAACAGATCCTACGGAATTAACTCTAAGTATAGCGATGGATTTTTGTATCTTAAATTATTAGGCCTACTATTCAATTATTAGAATATTAGAAAGACCGCAACTAATCACTGCGGTCTTTTTTTGTTTCATGAAATTTGAATGGTGTATATTTATAAATAAAATATATAGTTTATGGCAGAAAAATTTACGGTTCCCACCGAAATGATAGATCTTCCTTCGAAAGGTCTACTTTACCCAAAAGAAAATGCATTGTCCGCAGGAGTAGTCGAAATGAAATACATGACCGCTAGAGAAGAGGACATATTAACCAACGTGAACCTGTTACGTCAGGGCTTAGCTATTGAAAAGATGCTTAAGTCACTTATTGTAAGTCCTATAGCCTACGAGGATTTAACCCTAGGAGACAGGAACGCGCTTCTTATTGCGGCTAGAATTTTGGGCTACGGTAAGGACTACAATTTGAGATACACAAATCCAAACACCGGTCAAGAGGAGACTATTGTTGTTGATTTACAAAAATTAGTCTATAAGAGCGTAGATCTATCTTTATTTAGCAACAACAACGAAATCTCTTACGAATTGCCTTTCACCAAGAATACGGTTACTTTCAAAATTCTTACCATCGAAGACGACAAAAAAATAGACGAAGAAGCAAAAGGCATTAAAAAAGCTTTGGGTCAAGACGCAGGAATCAGTTTGAGATTAAAACATCAGCTAACATCTATTAACGGTGACAGATCTACAAAAACCATCAGAGATTTTATCGATTCAGGAGCTCTATTGTCAAGAGATTCGAATCCATTAAGACAATTTATGGCTTCAGTTACTCCGGACATTAGCATGAAAACGACAGTTACGTTGAGCGACGGTACAGAAACCGAAATAGACGTTCCAATGTCTGCCGAGTTCTTTTTTCCCGGTTCTGGAATTTAAACAGATTATGGCAATAGTATACCAGCATAGAAGAAAAGATACTAATGAAGTCTTTTACATCGGAATTGGAAAATCTATGAATCGAGCCAAATCTAAAAGAGCTAGAAATACACATTGGCTTAATATTGCAAATAAATTTGGATACGAAACAGATATTCTTATAAGAGGGCTTAGTTGGGAAGCCGCTACTCAAGTTGAAATTGGATTAATAAAAGATATAGGTAGATTAGATCTAAAAAAAGGTCCTTTGGTTAATATGACAGATGGAGGAGAAGGCTTATCAAATGCGTCTAAAGAAACTATCTCTAAATTTAGAAATGCTAGAATTGGAAAGCATCTGTCTGAGGAGACCAAGGGCAAATTAAAGTCCATAATGTCAACCAAAAAGCCAGTTAATAGAATAAAAGTTCTTCAATATGATTTGGATCTTAATCTAATTGCTACTTGGAATAGTATAAGAGCAGCGTATTTGCATACTGGAATAGCGACCAGTAGCATTTCTAAATGTTGTAAAAATAAACTAAAAAGAGCTGGTAAATTTATTTGGCGATATCTAAATTAAAAAAATGGAAAAAGAAGGCGAATATATAAAAACCTGCCCCCTATTTCCAGGACCCGAATACAGACGTGTTTTTATGACAGAGGTATTTGAGTTGGTTTATCATGGCGGAGGAGGATTTAGTTGGTCAGAAGTATATAACATGTCAGTAACTCATCGCAGATTTAATCTTAAGAAAATCAACGAGTATTTAGAACGCGTAGAAGAGGTAAGAAACGATAAGAATAAGAAAATTACCGAAAAAACGGATCCCAATAAGATTAATATACCAGAATTCGCCAAATCAAAGAGCGAGGAGCCCACTTTTGTTTCCAAAGTAAAATCTAAGTCTTAATATTTATTTGTAGACAATAACTGTACATGGCAACACCCAATCAGACCAATCCTCCTGGAGCTTCAAACAATATAGACCCAAAGCAATTTGCTGCGACTTTAAAAAATCTATTACAAGATCAAGGAGATTATAACAACCTACTAAAAGACGCAATTAGAGAATTAGGTCAAATGGATAGGGCCTATACAAAAATAGAGGCGAGACTCGCTACGCTAAACAATGATTCCATAAATGTAAAAAATGTTAACCGAGATCTTTTAACTCTCAAACAAAAAGAGTATATAGAAAATAAAAAACTACAAGATTTACAAAAAATTTATTCTTCTACTACTCAAGATATTGTAAAAGCCGCAAAAGAACTTGCAAAACATGATCAAGAGGAATATGCTAAGAAAGGTATCGCATTTAATTTAGAAGAAGAAATACTATATAATTTACAACAACAAGGAGATTTAGAGGCTATATCTTTATACGCTCAAGAGAAAAAATTAGAAATAGCTGGAAAACAAGTAGAAGTTGGAAAAGCAATACTAAAAAACGAAAAAGAAGTTAATAATCAACTTGGTATCTCAGGAAACTTAGTAAAAGCATTTGCTACAAAGATAGGCTTCGGAGAAGACGCTTATTCTGCTATGACTTTAAAAGCTAGAAACCTTGTAGAGGAACAAAAAAATATGAGCGATGCGGGTAAAGTTTTTGCAAAAGTATTGGGAACTTGGCAAGTCGCAGGAACAGGAATAGCATCAATTTTTAAATCAGCATTCTCCAGTTTGTTAGATCCAGCAATGTTTTTACCAATAATTGGAGGACTCGTTAGTGGATTAAAATCAGCTTTCGATTACATAACAGGAATACAAGACAAAACGGTTAAGTTCGCAAGAGGAATGGGCATTTCTACCGAAGAGGCTAGAAAGATGAAAATGGAGTTCGCGAGTATCAGTATTACTAGTGGAGATTTATTTGTGAATTCTCAAAGAATGGTAGAAGCGCAATTAGAAATGGTTGACGCTTTGGGAGTTACTAATAGACTTACTAACGAGCAATTAATGACCAGTATCAACTTAAAAGATATACCAGGTCTTGAATTAGAATCAAGAAAAGCAATTCTTGAATCTTCTATTCTTACCGGAAAATCTGCACAGGGAACTACTGAATCAATTCTTTCTCAAGTTGGTGCCTTAAAAAATGCAACCGGTATAAGTCTTCAATACGAAAAAGTACTTAAAGAAGCTTCTAGTTTTGGAGGCTATTTGGGACTTTCTTTTGCGAAATATCCAGAAAAATTAACCAAATCTTTAGTTACCGTTAAATCAATGGGACTAGAATTGAAACAACTCGATTCTATGGCCAATTCATTTTTGGATTACGAATCTAGTATATCAAGCGAATTTGAAGCTCAATTACTTACCGGTAAAAATATAAATCTAGCTAAAGCCAGAGAGCTTTTCTTAAATAACGATTTGGCGGCAGCAGCTCAAGAGATAACAAAACAAGTAGGAACTTCTGAAGAATTTTTACAGCTTAATAGAATTTCTGCCGAAGCTTTAGCTAAGGGCTTTGGAATGTCGAGAGACGAATTGGGAAATATGCTTAAGCAACAAGAGCTATTAAGTAAATTAGGAGCAAGAGATCTTAAAGACGCACAAGCAAAAGTACAAGCTTTAAAAGC